ATCATTAGTTCTCGGCGATTTTTAAAAAATCAACAATCCCATTTTTTTCATTAGTTTTTTGTAGATCTGTTTGAGATGCGTCACCACAGAAACAAATTTTACTATTTTCACCAACTCTTGTTATTATACTATCTAATTCGTGAAAATTCAAGTTTTGAAACTCATCGACTATGACAATACAATTATCAAGTGTTGTTCCCCTCAAAAATGAAGTGCTCCAGAACTTAATTGTTTCCTGAGCCTTGAGATTACCATAGAGCATTTCAAAGTCCGCATCTGATGGCATCTGGAACATATATTTTACCATATTTTTGTATGGTATTTGATATATATCAGCTTTGTCCTCGTGGTCTCCGGGAAGAAAACCAATCTCACGACAGGCAACAAGAGATCTTACAAGGTATATTCTTTCATATGGTGATGTTTCATCCATCACATCAACTAAGGCATTATATAAAGTGATAAATGTCTTACCTGTTCCTGCAGCACCATAGGCAACAATATGTTTATGCTTATAAGATTCAAATAACTTTTTTTGATTATCAGTCAGTGCGTCTACATCAATCAGGTAATCTGCATTTACAGGTTTTTTTCTCTTAAATTGTTTTGCTGTCAAACCAACCCCAATCGGTTGATCGGAGGTTCTCTTTTTTCTTGGCATTATAGTTTTTGAACTAAACGAGGATCTTTTCTATTTCCATGACTTCTTGCTGCCTTTGCTAATACTTCATTCCATCCGGGATTTTTCTTTCTTAATTTATCTTTCCACTCTCCCACCTCTCCAACACCGGGCATGGTTGATGGGTCAGAATAGTCTCTTATCCAATCGGGATTTTCTTCTGTCCATTTATCCCAATCATGAACACTCATGGAGACTTCTTTTGTCTCTCCTGTCTCTTTATGTACTACTGGATAGGTCGCCATAATTTAATATTAGATATAGTTATTTAGACCCACTGAAGGGCTTGCGATACGATAGGAAACTGTTCAATAAAAACAGATCGACATGCTTCTGCAATGTCCATGTGTTCCTTCTGTGTTCCATGTGCAGTTCTAAGATCAATGTAATGTATCCAAGAACGACAAGAACCTGTCATATAGATTCTTGTAGGTGTACACAATGGTAGTACCATTCTAGCACATTCTTTAGCAACTCCCTCTTCAATCATTTGATTGTACAATGCTTGAGCAGAACTGAATAGAGTTATCATCTGTGCCTCTAGTTTCTGTTGTACAAATGGGTCTAAATCATCTATGCTATTCTGACGATTCTTTTTATCTTGCCTTCTTAATTCTGGTAATTTAATATTTCCTAATTCATTACTTTGTGCGTATCTTTGAGAGAACTCTTGAAATGTAAAAGAACGATGTCTTAATATTTGTGCTGCTATCGCACGAGTAGTTTCTATCTCAAGTGTCATTGATGATTGCTCAAAAACAGACCAATGATTATGCTTGATACAATATCTCAACAATCCTGCATAGTTTGGATTGTCTTGGTTATTTGGATTAGAAACTCTGGCAATATGTGCCATTGTCTTCTCTGCATCCGGAGAAACACTTACTAGTTTTATGGTCATGAACCAAAACCTCTCTTAAGTTTAGTATTTAGAATATCCATTTCTTTCTTCACGACACGAAGTGCTTGTTTCATTTCTCTTAATTGCTCATCGGTATATAGATGTTCTTGAGCAATTATTTTTTCAAGCACTTTTACAAGTCTTTTAGCCCGTGTGTTAGTCCGCATAACCGTCATCGTCATCGTCATCTTGGTAATACGCACCAGTTTCGACACCTGATGTATAGGCCTTAGTGTCAGAGTATATTTCAGTTTTTAAAGAATCAACAAGAATCTCTAAATCGTGTATAAGTGATTTAAGTTTTTTCTTTCTCATGACTCTTTACTTATATTTAGTAAGAGGGAGGTTGGATTCCTGTATACCAACAAATAACGGGCATTACTACAGAAGTAAAATCGTTATTGCCTGAGACCCGATTGGTTGATCGGTTCTACCTCTCGGCAGCAGCACCACCTGTGTCTCATCACCTTAACCAGCGGTTGCCAGTAAGTTTATTCAGTCACTCCCATGTTGCGTCCAACAAATATACTATAGCATAAAAAAAGGAGGTGTCAACCCTCCTTTCTTGGATTATGTAGATCCCATGACTTCATGGGAAATATATTCAGGTAAACCCATTTCGCATAATGCACACCTCGATAACAGAGAAGAGCAAATACTTTCTCTGGATCGTGTACATCAGGATCATAATCTGGGACTTCTGGGGGTTCCCAAGATATATGTAACATTTGTATTTACCTCCTGTAACAATTATTTATAATTGTACAGTAATTGTGCTTCAGCGTAGATGAGTGCCAAGAAAACTACGCTTGCGAGTAAGATTTCTGAGACCACTAACATCTTACTTGCCTCCTTTTACAGCAATACCTCTGTAGACAAGTTGTTTCTGCTGAGGCTCTTGTGTTTTTTGCTTTTGGGTTTCAGTATCGTACTGAATACCTCTATAGGTGACTTTTGCCATTTGGTTTCTCCTAAAGTAATTGGACTATTAATCCGTTCCTTCAGTCGGCTTTTGCGTCCTTAAAACACATTGGATCTGTGTGTGCAATTACAACCCTTGTTATTTCCAATTGCTCAGATTTATCAGGATTATTTCTTGCAGAGTCTATGAGTTCAGAAGCATGCTCACAATCAAGTGGTGCTCCAATTGCTATTAGACTGAGAAGAATGTGGTACATAAGGATGAACGAACCCGTTCCGAGTCGGCTTACTTGCGTCCAATGATATAAGCATCACAATCACCTGACACCTTAGTTTTCAAGTAATCTATGAGATACTCATGAGCATCAGAGTTAAGATTCTTATCACTAAGTATCTCAATCCTGTTTCGATTCCAATCCAAACAAGACATTTCCCAGTGGGAAGCGTTATGATCGGCAAGGAGTGATGCCAGTAGTGTGAGTTCTATCATTTGGATGAACGTAAAGGTATGTTAGCATACCCACACTATTTAGTCAAGTAGTATGTAGTAAAAGTTACAGAAAACCCTACAGGTCAAAATTTTGGCGGGATTTTTTTTCGACTATTTTTGAAACTACTTTCGCTTTTTCTTTTTGGGTGCTGCTTCACTACTATAACCCCAGAGAGATGGTTTGATTGTTCCATATCCATACTCGATACGTTTTACGTTAGTAAACTTATCATAATACATGTCAAACAATTTAACTCTTGAACCTCTAGTTAAATCTTGATGTTCTTTACCATCAACTGTGTAAGTTACGATGGATGCATCAGTAGGAGCGTCTTTAGTCGTAACTTCAACGGGTGCACCATTCTCCACAAGGATTTCACAACCATACTGCTCTTTTGTTGATTCTTTTTCTGTTGGTGTCCAGAAAGTTTCTTTCTTTTCCATCTTCTTTTCTTCTTTCACTGTGCTCATGAACGATTACCCCATACAATTTGTGGATATGCTGCAGATACAACATCTTTTGTAATTTTATACTTGTTAGTTAATTTTTTATCTTTTACTAATATCAATATCTCTGCTTCAAGTGGATGTAAACCCTCAAGAATATTAATAAACATAGTTTCTCTGCGAAGTCCAGTAAGTCCACTATTACCACCTTTTAGAAAATTATAAAACTTTGTATATTCTGCACGAATAGATGCTTTACCTTGGTCTTGAGACCCTAGTGATGTAGATCCAGACTCTCTCATCATTCCAACTGCATCATTAATTTTGTCAGATAGTGAACCTGTTACACTGTTGTCTTCTCTTGTATTTCCATAAGGAACATCTCCTTCTGGTAAAAGAGAAATAATTGAATCATCAAAATTCCAAATCAACACTGCCATTACGGAGTCATGTGCATATCTTTGAAGAACTTCAATTTTTTTTGCCTTTGTTCTTTGTTTTGATGCAGCATCAAGTACCTCAAACGCAAATGGAATCTTTGGAAGATTAGGTATTGGTGTTGCTTTTGCTTTAACTGTTTTAGTCGTCTTCTTCATCGTTGTTGTCATGATTTTCAAATCTGAATGCTACAATTTCATCAGGAACTATATTACCATTTCTATCATACATCTCTGGGTGAATTTTTTCAACCTCTTGATAATTCATCATGTAATCTCTTGCAACCCATCCTCCTATTACTCCTACAATTAGAAACAATATAAACAGAAATGCTGCGAACACAATGCTTACTGCTAACATAATTCTCCTGAGATTATTTTTTTGGTTTTACATCCACATAAAAGTCTAAATGAATGTTAATGTCCTTGTTAAAAAAAGAAATCATCTTATCTAACAACAGACGAAATGATTTAGGTCTCTTTCTTTTACCTCCTGAGAGTATCAACTCAAAACCACGATCAATATGGTGAGTTGATTTATTTATGTCATTACTTTGCGATTTGAGTTTCTCGCAAGAACTTGATTGTGTCAACACAACCTCCTAATCTTTTACCATCAACTACTACTTGTGGAAAAGTAGCACCTTGACCAAATTCATCTTGAAATGATTTCTTGTCAAAGTGTTCATTTAAATTATACACCACATAACTTAGATTTGTCAAGTCTAGGACTTGTTTTATTTTTTCACAATATGGACATCCCTCTTTTGAATATACTGCGAAGTTCATATGATAGGTTAAATAATGATTTATAAATTTAATGTTTTCTTATCATATCACAATATTTAGACCGTGACTACTTAAGATATCGATATCTTCATCATTCTTAGGACCAGTTATAACAAAACTTTGTGTAGGTTCTCCAAAAATATCTGTGGGGGATATTCCAATAAACTTCTCTGTTGCTACAATACCGTTCAGTTGTTTAATTGTTCCAGTAATTTGATATACTCCTGAGATATCGATAGTATTAAAAGTCTCTGATAACCAAAGTAAATAAGTAGCATCTACATTCTCTAACGTTATTGATGTATTCATTTTAATCTCCTATGTAATGTCATCAGGTGCTTGACCACCTATCGTGATATCAACAACCATTGTTAAAGCTGTATCATCTGCC